GGAAACTGGCGCGTGTCGCTGGAAATTGAAGGCGGGAAACTCCTCGATGACGATTTTGTGGTCGAACCATAGCGAAGCGTCGTGGTTGGGCCGTGATGCTTGGCGCTTCATGCCGCATAAGGTCAAATTGGGCCGCCGCTCTGTGAACAAGGCGGTCAAAGATCGCCTGAAATAAACCCTCTTGCGGGCCGATTCTCATGGATACGTCCCGCGCAACATCAAAGGCTAAGGAGATTAAGCATGGCCTCAGTGACGACCTTCATTCGCAACACGCCTGCCTCGTCGCTGCAGGCTTATTTTGAACACACAGGAATTGAGCTTTCGAATCCGATTAATTGGGATGGCCCTGAGCCTGAAGTGGTTAAGGGAACGCTTCGGGCTGTTGATGACATGACAGACGACGAACGTGCCCGCGTCCTGAATGATGCGGAGCGTGTCAGCGCCTTGGCCGACGATGCAGGGCAAACCGCCCTTTACAGCGTGGCGGAAGACCGGTCCGTTCTGGATGATCTAGCCAACGGTCACGCCCGATCGCTTTGGATGTTCTTGAACGCGCCGACCTTGTTTCGGTTCGCCGAAGAGGTACGTTTTACTGACGAGCGTCGGCGCGGACGCAGCTGGGACGGTTTCATGGCTCCGGCCAATCTGGATTTGAAGCGTGATGCCGTGGCTCAGGAGGCGTTCAAGTCTGCTCTGAGGGAGCGCTTTTCATCAAACAACATCCACATCGATATTTTTAGCCGTCATCGCCCGACCTTTGATGGCGAAGACTGCGAGCTGGTGCAGATTGTCATCTACCGGGAAGGGCTTCCTGATGCCTTTCTCGCGTTCGATGAAGAAGGCGAGTTGATTCGTCGTGCCCGTCGTCCCGTATTCGAGGCCGCTATGACCTATGAACCGGAAACCGGTGTGATCGAGGTTGTGGCCAATGACCGTGAAAGCCGCGAGGAAATGGCGCGGTACATGGCGCGAGACCTGCTCGGCGTTGAGTTTCAGAGCGAGAAGGTTCCTCTTCGGAACTACGACTTGTCTGTTCTGCTGGCTTATCATCCCTTTCAGACGGACCCGGATGATGGGATCGAATCTGTCGAAGTGAAGCAATTGCGCCTGATGCCGTTCGACAATAACGGCGAGCGCGTCACATTGGAATGTCTGCGCAAAGCGGACCGGACCATTTGGAGCATGTCGGCAGATCGGTTTGGCGTGAATGACCCGTTGACCGGTGGGTGGGTTGCAACCCAGGCCAAGTTGACCATCAAGTTTCATCCGAAGGGCTCGTCCAAACGCGGTCGCACGTTGCCGCTGACGATTACCATGCCGCACGGGTGTAATTTGAAGGACCAGACGGAAGAGGAACAGTTGATCGGTGAGAAGTACCTGCGCCGTTGGGGCATCTTGAATGATGTTGACTGATGTCGTTCCGTTTTCCCGGTCCGACGTCCAACTGGTTCAATCAATCCTGCAGACACCAGATGCGGTGATTACCAGTGCGGCCTTGGATGGGTTTCATGGCCGTTCGGCGGCCCCCCTGAAGGCGTCGGGTGTTTTACGGCCAGACGGATATCAGCTTGCGGCAGTTTCGCATTCCGATCATGACGATGAAGCTGTCACTTTGATTTGGTCCCCGGAGCAGGGCGGTTATGGCTATTTCAACGTGGAGAAGGGCTGGGTCTCCGTACCTTCGCAGTCGCTCCAGACATATGCCGTCGATATGGAGACTTTCTTGGGAAGGCTTTGTTGCCGCCTTGATCTGTCTGCCAATGTTTGTCCGGTGGAAAGGGTAGAGGGGCTGCTATGGGAAATCGGAGATGTTCGCCTCCCAGGACGAAGCCGCCGCTCGCCGGTTTGGTTTGCTCGGCGGCTTGCAGACAGCGATGCATGGGATCAGGTTGGTCGCTATCTTTCTTGTCACCCGCCCGCCGATTTTAGGGTGGTCGTTTCAGCTTCCCCGATCCCTCAATTTTCCCAAGCCGAAATCAGTCGTCATGATTTCATCCAAATCCAAGACATTGATGCGGACGACGCCGGGCTCGTGATTGAACCGAGTAGCCTTGCTGCGCAGATCACTTCTGGCGCATCGTCAAATTGGGATGAGCCGGTCCGTCATGCGTCGGGGTTCCGGCATATATGGGTGGGTGATAAGGAATTCCGGTTCAATGGCGACAAACACCGCCAGGTGGTCGAGTATCTATACAACAGCTGGTCCCAAGGGGAAGCTTCTGTCAGTGCGGCTCAACTATTTGCCGACCTTGAATTTGATTCCAGCAGTCGTCTGCGGGATCTGTTTAAGGGGCACAAGGACTGGAAAGACTTGATTGAAACCAAGAATGGGTCGTGTCGTTTAAAGGTCGAGGAATTACTTGAGGCGCAGCGGGTTAACGTCGATTGATCATGTCGTCGGCGATCCGAAGCTGGTCTATAACCCACTCAAATTCCGGTGCTTCGCCAAGCATCATTCCCTGCATGGCGTCATAGTCCTTTTCAAGCACCGAAAGCAGGTCATCCTGCGGGGCGATGCAGACCGACCCTGGGACAGCCTCGTCGAATTTCTTCCAAGCCTGTTTGAAGGCGATCAGGTTGTGCTCACGAACGGCGCTCAGCAAGGTTTCATCTGCCAAGGCTGCTTTACCGGTATCTGTTCCCGTGATCATGGCAGCATCATAGTAATGCCGTGAAACCCGGTCCTTGTCTGTCGGGACGCGCTTTTCGTCTCGGTACCCGCAGTGTGCCCCGTGCAAAATCAGGAGTTTTTCCAGATAAGTGCGGGTCGGCTCAATGACGTGGAGGTTGGGGACGGTGAATGACCAACCATCGCTGAGCTCTTCTGAAATGTAAGCCTCAACAGTGGCCGTGGTATTGGGATCCAGAGCGGAGCGGGCTCCGGCTTCCAGTTTTACCCGTGGCAGAACGTAAGAGGTGTCGGCACTCGGATATAGCGTTGGATATTCGATGAGCAGGGTTTGCTGATCGAGGTCTTGATCGTCAGGCGTGACGTGGCATTGCTCGCCAAGCAGGGTAGTAAGAGCCTCGGCCAGACCTCCACGAATATAGTTTCCGCAGGCTCCTTTCAGCTCTTCAAAGAGGGCTTTGCGCCTTTTGTTCGAAAGCCCCTCTGGTGCTGTAGGGTCCCGATCATCGCCAAAGCCCAGGTCATCCCGATAGACCACAAGATCAATGTCCTCGGAAAACCGCTGGATCAGATCAAAGGCTTTTGAAAGCGATGTCCCGCCTTTGAACAGCAGCTGGTGGTGTCCATCGGGAAGCTTGTTGAAGAGCGTGTCCAGGACGAGGCAGACCCAGAAGTCTTTTTCGACATAGCTGGGCAGAGTGTCCAAGCGATCGGCTGCCGCCTCGAACACATCTTTTCGGTCTTGCTCTGGAAGCGATAAAAATCGCTCGAAATCCGTGCTCATACGGCCTCTGCATGCTGGTCTGTGACATCATGAATGATAGATGCAGCCCAGCCAGGCAGATGCGCACTATTTCGAATGAGGTCTTTTTTGACGGTATCAGGCAATTTTTGTTTCAGCATCATGGTGACGCGGTCATCCGTTGCCGCTTGAGGGCCAAGCCAACGCAAAGCCTGTGCGACGGGGGCTGACATTTTTCCAGCCCAGGACATAACATTTGGGCCCGCATGACGCAGGCGGATTGTACGGCCACCGATTTTGACGTTGCGAGTGGCCCCGTCCGTTACATAAGTGGTTTTGGCCGGAACGGCATTTGTCAGCCCCAGTTGGTTGGCGGAGGCAATGCCATCGTTCATGATTCGGACGCTGTCCCGCCGAGCGACGGCGGCGACGGCGGAATCAATGTTCACAGGCGCAGGGCGCTTTAACACGCCGCTGATACGCGGCAGATCGTAAAGACCGTGCCCAACGCGGCGCAAATCACCGCTTTTGACCAGACGTGACAAAGCCTGATCGACAGCCGCACGGCTGCCAATGTCTAGGAAATCCTTCGGGGTGCATACCCATTTCCCGCGACCCTTGGCCCTTGCGCGGCGAATGATTTTGTCAGCTATACCAGTCATTTCACGTACCCTTATGGCTCATATCTTGTCAGAAATATAGCGTATTTTTCTGACAAAATCAATTCCTCCTTTCTCCCCTCCCTTTGGCCTCCCCGGCTCCTCCCCCCACAACCGCCATTCTCCTCCCAGGTTTTCGAACAGCCCCCAAGGAGGACTCCATGGCTATTAAACATCTCAATCAGATCGAACTGGCCGATCGCTGGAATATCAGTGAACGGACGCTTGAACGCTGGCGGTGGACCGGCGAAGGACCCGCGTATCTCAAAATCGGTGGCCGGGTCGTTTACCGCCTCGAAGACGTGGAAGCTTATGAAGCAGACAATCTCTGCAAAAGCACCACCGAAACCCCAAACGATCTTTATGCGTGAGGGGGACGATATGAACATCCCCAACCGCATCCAAATCGACGACCTGAGCGCCATGGAGGTGGCGGATGTCGCCTCGCTGCCGGTCGAACAATTGACCGCCTTGCAAAGTGAAATCGCCGAACGCCTCACCATCACCAAGCTGATGAAGGACCGTTTCGATAGCGCGCTTGAGTGCCGCTTTTCCCTTCCGGCGAGAGAAGGCCGTGCAGCCCTTGGCAAAGACACGGGCACGGTTCGTTTCAATGAAGGTCCGGCACAAATCGTCGCCGATCTTCCCAAGAAGGTCTCCTGGGATCAGTCCCAGCTGGCTCAGCTTGTCGAGCGCATGAAGGCCGAGGGCGACGACCCGGCTGAATACGTCGAGATCACCATCAAGGTTTCCGAACGCAAATACGCCTCTTGGCCGAACCACATTCGCTCGGCGTTCGAAGGCGCAAGGACTGTGCGTGTCGGCAAAGCCTCCTACCAACTTTCCCTGAACGATGAGGTGCAATCATGACCGCCAAGACCAAACTCGAACGCCTGCGCGAAGATAACTGCTTCCTGGCTGAACTTCCCGACACCATTCGCATCCCGCCGTTGGGCGATCGCCAGGAAGAGGTGATCAAACCCATTGAAGCGGCGTCAATTGATGACCTCGCTTTCGCCCAACTGGCTTTGCAGGCTAAATCCTCCGCTCTTTACGGAGAAATCGATGCGCTACGCCGGGTCTACGACATGGCCCGCAAGAACGGATCCTTGGGTGCAGAAAATGCCCTGGATGCGATGGCATCGAAGAAGGGGGGCAAGTGATGACGCTCCCCATCATATCAGCCGATGAACGGCTGTCGGAACAGCGCGGCATCAAAGGCTGCATCTTCGGCAAATCCGGTATCGGCAAAACCTCACTGCTTTGGACGTTGGATGCCCAGTCCACCTTGTTCTTCGATTTGGAGGCAGGGGATCTGGCAATCGAAGGCTGGTCCGGAGACACCATTCGTCCGCGCACTTGGATTGAATGCCGTGATTTCGCCGTCTTCATCGGTGGTCCAAACCCGGCCTTGCGTGACGACCAGGTCTATAGCCAGGCCCACTACGATGCTGTGTGCGAGCAGTTTGGCGACCCGGCAGCGCTGGATAAATACCAGACCGTCTTTATCGACAGTATCACGGTCGCTGGACGTCTTTGTTTCCAGTGGGCCAAGGGCCAGCCGCAGGCAGTTTCCGAGCGCACCGGCAAGCCTGACATGCGAGGCGCTTACGGTTTGCATGGTCAGGAGATGATCGCCTGGCTCACGCACCTTCAGCACACCCGTGGCAAGAACGTCTGGTTCGTCGGGATCCTCGACGAGAAGCTCGATGACTTCAATCGCAAGACCTTTGTTCCCCAAATCGACGGTTCCAAAACCGGCAACGAACTCCCCGGCATCGTCGATGAAGTCGTCGCCATGGCTGAGGTCAGTCCCGACGGCAGCGATCCCTTCCGGGCTTTTGTCTGCCACACCCTGAACCCCTTCGGCTTTCCGGCCAAGGATCGCAGCGGTCGGCTGGACCAAATCGAAGAACCCCATCTTGGCCGTCTGATGGAAAAGATCGGCGGCCCCGCAAAACCGGCAGGCGAAAGGCTGACTTTTAGTCGCCCAGTGCCACCTGCCGAGACCCCCAACACTGAAGACGACAAAGGAGCACAGTAATTATGACTGGTGCATGGAACGACTATAACGACGCGGAATCCCAAACATCCTACGACCTGATCCCGAAGGGCACCATTGTGCCGGTAAGGATGACCATCAAACCGGGTGGTTATGACGATCCGGCTCAGGGTTGGACGGGTGGATACGCAACCCACAACGATACGACCGGCTCGGTCTACCTGAACGCCGAGTTTGTCATCCTTGAAGGCCCGTTTGCCAAGCGCAAAGTCTGGAGCCTGATTGGGCTTCGCAGCCTCAAGGGTCCGGAATGGGGCAACATGGGCCGGTCCTTTGTGCGCGGCATCCTGAATTCGTCGCGGGGCCTTTCGGACAAAGACAATTCCCCTCAAGCGCAGGCTGCCCGCCGTATCAACGGTTTTGCGGATCTGGATGGCATTGAATTCCTGGCCAAGATCGATGTTGGCAAGGACGCTAATGGCGATCCCAAAAACGACATCCGGTTTGCGGTGGCTCCCAATAACAAGGACTGGGAGATGTTCCAAAATGGCGGTGGCCTGTGGAAGCCGAGCCAATCGACACCTGCCGCAACGACGACAGCACAGCCGACGGCCAATGCCAGCACGGAGACGCAACCTGCTGCAAACCCCAATCGCCCGTCCTGGGCTCAATAGGGGAGGCTGGTCATGTTGCTCCGTCCCCGCCAGAAAACCTTCGTCGAGCGCAGTGTTCAAGCGCTCGGCGAACACGGCAACACACTGGCTGTTGCCTCTACCGGATTTGGCAAAACCATAGCGCTGGCCGGTGTCACCGGTCAGTTGCTGAAAGGCAACGAAGTCAAGGCCTGTGTCCTTGCCCATCGTGATGAGCTGACAAGCCAGAACGAGGCGAAGTTCAACCGGGTTAATCCGGGCATCAGCACTTCGGTTGTCGATGCCAAAACCAAATCCTGGCAGGGGCGGACCACCTTCGCCATGGTTCCGACCCTGGCACGCAAGTCCAACTTGGCTGCCATGCCCGCGCTTGAGCTTTTGGTGATTGACGAAGCCCATCACGCAGCTGCCGACAGCTACCGCCGGATTATCGATCAGGCAAAGGACAAGAACCCGGACGTCAAAATCTTCGGTGTAACGGCCACCCCCAACCGGGGAGACAAGAAAGGCCTGCGTCCGATCTTTTCCAATGTCGCCGATCAGGTGTTCATTGGCGAATTGGTTGCCTCGGGCCACCTGGTGCCGCCGCGCACCTTCGTCATTGATGTGGGGGCTCAGGAAGCGCTCAGGTCGGTTCGCAAGACAGTCGATGACTTCGACATGAAGGCTGTTGACGCCATCATGAACAAAGCGCCGATCACGGATGCGGTCATTCAGCACTGGCGCGAAAAAGCCGGGGATCGCCAAACCGTCGTCTTCTGTTCGACGGTCGATCATGCCCGCAATGTGCGTGACGCTTTTCGCACCCAAGGTATCCAGGCCGCCATGGTCTATGGTGACATGGGTGCTGCGGAACGTCGCGATGTCCTCCAGGCTTATGAGCGGGGCGAGGTCCAGGTTCTGGTCAATGTGGCGGTGCTAACGGAAGGCTGGGATCATCCGCCGACCAGTTGTGTCGTCTTGCTGAGGCCATCCTCTTACAAGTCAACCATGATCCAGATGGTCGGACGGGGCTTGCGCACCATTGATCCAAGCGAGCACCCAGGCGTCGTCAAAAGCGACTGTATCGTTCTGGATTTTGGCACTTCCAGTCTTTTACACGGTAGCCTTGAGCAGGACGTAAACCTTGAGGGCAAGGTGGGCTCCGGTCCTGCCTTGACCAAGGAATGCCCCGAGTGTGCAGCCAATGTACCGCTGGCCGTAATGGAATGCCCGTTGTGTGGCTACCACTTCCAATCTGAGGGCAAGGAAGGTCAGCAGCCGATCTCTGACTTTGTCATGTCGGAAGTGGATCTTCTCAAACGTTCCAGCTTCCAATGGTGCGATCTCTTTAATGATGATGCGGCGCTGGTAGCGAATGGCTTCAACGCCTGGAGCGGGATTTTCTTTCATCAGGGCCGCTGGCATGCCGTCGGCGGTGGTAAGGGCCTCAAATCGCATTTGCTGGCCATGGGTGAGCGTACCATTTGTCTGGCCGCAGCCGATGACTGGCTGAATGAAAACGAAACCGACGAGAGCGCCCATAAATCTCGCTCCTGGCTCAACCAATCAGTCACCACCCGTCAGCTTCAATTCTTGCCGCCCGAGTACCATCAGGATTTTGGCCTGACCCGGTATCACGCATCGGCCCTGCTGACATTTCAGTTCAACAAAGCCGCAATCACCAATCTGGTGTTGAACGCCCCTGAAGATAGCCGGAGGGCGGCATGATCCATGGTGACTTCATCAAATTCTGCCACCCGCTTGCGGCTTTGGCATCCGCGCGGGGAACTCTGTGCCGTTTGTCGGCGACCGACCCGTGGTTTTGGCTGGTTCGACCGGCATTCATCGAAGCGTCCACGTATTCAGCGGTGGTTTTGCTCCATGGACTGCCAGGGTTTCTGGTCGCGCTTGGCGAAGGAGGGCTTGGGCATGGTTGATCTGACCGAACAGGAAAAAGCCGCCCTGCGTCATGCCGTCAAGATGCTGGCGGAAGTGATGGAAGAGATCGGTTGGGAAACCCGCCTGATTGATCTCACAGAAACCCAGGTTCTCACCCTCGCTGAAGTCTGCGTTGGCGGGTTTCAGGACGCGATGCTGGCCACGGCCAAGTGACGTGCCCCCAATGTTTGTACCACGTCCTATGTTAGTCTGTTTGCCATCCGTTCTGAGGCCCGTTTCGGCTGTAGCCCATCAACAGCGAAGGCCGTAACGGGCCGGTGGCTCAGAA